ACTACCCGCGCATCAAGTGGCCCAAGCGTTCAATCTATTGTTGGCTCAGATATTGAACTTGCCAAGCAACTACTCGCTCCATTCCGAAGGATGCGTTAATGTCAGTAGGTCGTACACAGTTACGCTCCACTCTTTACAGTTATTTAGTTGGGGCAAGTATCCCTACCCTCAATCAAATCTTTACTTCATTTCCAAAGCGCATTAACTTTCAGATCAACGCTCAACCGGGGCAACTATCTCGGTCGGCTTGCGTAATCTTTATTCAGAGCGAGCGCGAAACTCGTTTGGCTATTGGCGGCGCAACAAGCGGCTGGAAGCGCGTTGATTTTACTGTTGTCTTACAGTTATTCCATCACTCCGTACAAAACAACGCCGAGGATGCAATGACGGATTTTGATACACTAGTGGACAACATCAAGAACACGCTTCGAGCTAGTCATAACTTTGGTGATACCACCCAAGTCAATGTTTGGCAAGGAGCAGAACCAGCGATTGACTGTCTGTACGGAGAGCCAGTTACTTCGGATAACGGAGCAACGGAAACTTGGGCAGAGATTCGATTCGATGTTACACAAATGATTCAGGCTTAGGAGAGCAATGGCAACCTATATTTACAACGGTGACGGTGAGAAGGAATTTCCTACTCTTGGTTTAACTGTTAAATCCGGCGATACTTTTGATTCAGCAGATGAGATCGTTAATGCCGATGTCACTCTCGCTTCTGCACCAAAGAAAACAACACCAACAACACCGGTAGCCGCGACTACCACAACGCAAGGAGCGTGAATAAGTGGCACTACAAAATACCCATCGTTCGTACATAGGTATCGCTAAAGAAACAACAAAGGGAACTGCGGTCACAACACCTACCGCCTATATTCCTGTTATTGCTAATACCGTTAAGCCTCAAGATATCTACACACCACTCTACGATGAGGGCTTAAGAGGCAGCCTCGTCAAGAACTACGCCTATCTACAAGGTCGCGTTCACTCACAATTTGACTTCGGTGGAGCAGTATTCGCTGACACCGTGATCTATCCTCTCGCTGGCGTACTTGGCGAAGATGTAGTTTCAGGTTCAGCTCCGTATGTTCACACACTTTCACTTAAGAACACAACAGCAACAGCCTCAGATGCTCAACCTTCTGCTTACACAATCCTTGACTACTACGGCGCAAATGTTCGTACTTGGACTGGTCACCAATTCAGCGATTTCTCTCTTAAGTGGAACGCAGATGGACTTCTTGAATATGATGCAAAATCAACAGGATGGCAGTCAGCAACAGTTTCAACCCCAACACCTTCATTCTCAACCGTACTTCCTACAGTCGTATGGACAGGAACAGTAAGCGTTGGTGGAACAACAGTTTCCACAAACACAATGGGTAATATAGATATGAAGCGCCCTGTAACCCCTGTTTATGGAATCTCAAATGTGCAGACTCCTTACCAAGTATTCCTTGGTGCGCTTGAAGTAACTGGTAAAGCTACTTTTTTGATGGAGAACGACACACAACTTACTAACTACCTCACAAACACCCAACCTGCTTTAGTGTTTAACTGGACAACAGGAACAGGTGCGACACAGACTTCAATCCAAGCAACAATGACAAAGGGTGCTTACACACTTGCTGTTATCGAACGCTCAAAGGATTTTGTAGAAGTTCTTGTTGATTTCAACGCTCAAGGTAACCTCACCGATTCAGGAACAGTTGGATACTCTCCTATCAAGTGGGTTGTCAAGAACGCTGTAACAATCTCAGTCGCGTAACGCCCTAGAACGCAGTAGGGGTGGCAGGTTGAGCGCGCTTTGCCTTCGCACGCTCCCGCACCCCTATTGCCCTTTTTTGCTAGGATAATCTAAAGGCAATCTATCGAAAGGCAAAATATGTCAAAGAAAATTACATTAACATCGGGCGCAACAGTTACTATCAAAGATGCAGAAGATTTGAAGGTAAAAGATCGTAACCGCATTATGCGGGCTGGCGATAAAGGAACTGATGCTGAAAAAGGCATTGCTATTGGTAACGCGCTTCTTACAACAATTATCAAGGAATGGTCTTACGACTTTCTTATTCCATCAGTTAAGGAAGAATCTATCGAAGAATTACCTATTAAAGATTATGTAGAGCTTATGAAACTTACAGAAGATTTGACCAAAGATTTATTTCCTGATCTAGCAGACACAGATAAAAACCGCACTAACCCTGATAGCCCTTTAGACGGCTCGAACGCCTAAAAGGATTACTGCAAGGGTTTCAACGATCATCTGATCTTGATTACCCTGATGTTGAGTGGTTTTACTTCAAGTTTGCTGATCGGTTCGGCTGGACACCTGAACAAGTAGATAATTTACCTGCCGGGCGTTCGGATTGGTTGTTGGCAATCGCCGACACCGTAGAGCAGGTAAAGATTGAGCAGATGGAGAAGAAGTGAGCGACAACCTTCCCGAAGTTACTGCGGCTCTTAAGGCTTGGCAAACGCGAATGGATAAAGCTGCCGAACTTTCTGCTAGACAAATTTCTATTGCTGTTTGGAATAAGGCTAAAAGTCTTACTAGCGAAACTGTAAATCCACCTACTCAAACTAAAAATAGGTTGCGCCATAATCCTCATATTGGCGGCAATGGCACACCACCTAACTACGCAACAGGAAATCTTAACCGAAACATTATTGCCAATTCTGTAATACGACAAGGTTTTGGAACTTATGTAGCAAGCGTTTCTTCTAATGCTGAATATGCTCGCGCCGTTGAACTAGGCTCGTCACGATGGCTAAGTGGGGTAAAATACCCATATATGTATCCGGCGCGCGATGAAATCGTAAATTCCGGTAAAGCACGAATGATTATGACCGGGTTTATTAAAGCGGCAATGGGGGGATAGTACATGGCAGGTGAAATCCCTAATCTTAATGTAGAAGTTCTTGTTCAACTTACCAACCTGACAACTGCGGTCAATGAAGCCGTAACAGGAATGACTAAGATTTCTACTGCTGCTAAAGAATCATCGGAAAAGGCTTCATCAAGTTTCACCAAACTAAAAGATGTAATGCTAGGTGTGTTCGGTGGAAATCTTTTAACTTCGGGCGTAATGGGGTTACAAAAAACTCTTAGCGAAATGAACCTTGCTGTTCAAGATGCACAAGTAGAGTCAAATCGTTTAGATACTGCTCTTAAAAATAGTGGCAACACTAGTGCTTTTGTTAAAACACAAGTAGATGCAACGGTTAAATCTTATGCCAATCTAGGTTTTACTCACGCCCAAGCAGCACAAGCTATGGGTACTTTGGTTACTGCTACTGGAAGCGTTATCGAATCCACAAAGTTAATGTCTATGGCAGCAGACTTGGCTCGATACAAGCACGAAGACCTAAATACGGCTGCAACAACCCTTGCTCGTGGTACACAAGGTTCGGTTAAAGCATTTAAGGAATTAGGTATAACCCTTGATAGCACCCTTCCTAAAAATGAAGCCATTGCAAAAGCCTTTGATGAGTTAAATGGCAAAATTGGTGGACAGGCTGTTGCTTATACACATACTTTTGCTGGCGAAATGGCAGTATTGAAAGAAAGATTTAATGAAGCGGCATTAACTATTGGTAATGTGTTGTTCCCAATCGTTACCAAACTTCTTGAAGCGTTTAATGAGTTATTTAAAGTTATTAAACCATTTGCACCTGAATTACTGATATTAGCGGGAGTTGTTCTTACCGCAGTTACGGCAATTAAGGCTTATGAGGCTGCAATGCGTATTGTTAAAGCAGTACAAGAGGCTTGGACTATTGCTACCTATCTCTATGGCGGTGTTCAATTAGATGCAGTAGTAGCAACAGATGCTCAAACCGCTTCTCAAAAAGCATTAGCGTTTGTGCTTAATCAAAACCCTTGGGTAAAAGTTGTTGAGGTTATCGCTCTTGTAGTCGCTGCTTTTGTTGAACTTTGGAATCACAACGCTAAAGTACGCGACATTATGATTACCGTAGGCGAGTTTGGCATTAAAGCATTTGGCGTAATTATTCAAGTAGTAGGCGACCTTGTAACTGCCATTATGAAATTAGTTACTGGGCCTATGAAGTTAATGCTAGAGGCTTTATCTTTTATACACGCTCCCGGTGCTAAGCAAGCACTAACAGACTTAAACGGGGCAATTAAGGACACAGGCACTTGGTTTGATAAAGCGGCAACCAGCGTTACCAACTATTCACAAAATCTTGAACAATTAAGAAAAGCAACATCTAGTTACGGTATGCAAACCTTAGATGGCACTTCTACGGCTGATACTGAAGGCATTACTGGTAATGTTGCCGGTGGTAATGTTAATAAAGCTGCTACTAAAATTAAAAAAGCCCAAGACGATATGAAGAAACTTCAAGACGAACAAGCCAAAATCCTTCTTGATCGTCAGACAAAGATGGATACGGCATTATCTGATTTACAAACAAAGCAATTAGATGCTCAAACCAAATTTGATCAAACCAAACTTGATATTGAAACAAAATACCAAGATGCAATAGGAGTCGCTACAACTGCTCATAACGAGGCTATCGAAAAGGCTAATCAGACCCATCAAGACAATATCATTAGCATAAATCAGGCTGCTCTTGATAAGCAAAAGGCGATTATTCAGCAATCCATAGATGCTATGACTGGCGGGTTTGCCAGCGTAACTAAGTTTGACCTTGCTAAATCCTTCTCAGGCACAGGCACAACTAGCGGTCTTATTGCCTCTATGCAGAATCAACTTACACAAATTCTTCAACTGCAAAAGGATGCTGGCGATCTAGCCGCTAAGGGTTACTCACAATCCTTTATCAACCAAGTCATCGCCCAAGGCCCATTAGTCGGCGATCAGATGTCACAGGCGATTCTGAACGCTACCCCACAGACCGCCGATCAAATTAAGTCGCTTTATGCTCAGATTGACACCGTTTCTAACTCAGGCTTAGACACTCTTGCTCAAACAATGAATGACGGCACAACCTTTGCTACTTCGGCTATGGCTAAACAGTATGCTCAAGTGGCTGTTGATCTACAGAAGTCTTTGGCTGACGAAAACGGCAAGTATCAAGACTCTCTCAATGCTGCTCAAGATACCTTTAATAAGGCTATGACTTCTGCCGGCAACGCTAGAGATTTGGCACTTCAAAAGGCACAGCAAGTTCTTACCGATTCTTTGACCTCTGCTCAACAGGCTTACGACAAGTCAGTTAAGGCAATTTCAGATAGCACGATGTCTAAGCTCGATGCCCTTATTGCCAAGATGCTTACTGCTCAGGCTTTGCTGGCTAAATTAGGCGCGCCAACTACAAGCGTTCCTACAACTGGTTACAGCCCAATTCCTTTGCTACCTGCAACAACCGCCAATGTCGGGGCAAACATCGGAATCATAGATGCCAACATTGCTTCTCTCGGAAAGGCAGTCGGCGCGGGAGTAACGATCAACGCTCCAATCACCGTAGATGGCTCTACCGCCCCATCTCAGATTCAAAGCAGCGTATTGAGTTTGGCTAAATTGGGTGCGCTTGCTAATGGCTCAGGAACGGGGTACTAATGGCTACTGTAACCTCCCTTAATCCCTATTCATTTGCTTTTAACGGCTTTGTATTCGGTGGGGGTAACTCTCCCTATCAGGTGCTATCTATTGACGGCTTAGAAGCCCTGCCAGCCCTTCGTGTGCAGGACTCTGACCGAGGCTATCAAGACGGAATGTTTTCAGGGCGCGATTTCTTCTCAGGTCGCACAATCACCGTAACAATGCAGATTCTTTCAGGCAATGGTCTAACCGCCCAAGCCAACTTCAATCTTCTTAGGGCTGCCCTGCAACCTCAGCAAACAGGAACGACCCCACTTCAATTCCAACTTTCAGGTGGCGAGAACCTGCAATACATCAACGCGCGTGTGCGTAAGGCAATTTCTACGATTGACCCTGATTACACCTACGGCAAGATTAAAGCTCAATTCGAGTTCTTTTGCCCTGACTTCCG